AAAGTGTTTCAAATACTACAGTTCCGTCATAAGTTTTTACAGTTGGTGATGCTAAACTTGGGAAGTCTACAGCCTCACCTTTTCTTTTTATTTCAGTGTTTGTTTCTAAAGTACAGATTCTTTTAGCAACTAGTCTAGTTTGTAATACTTTGATAAGTTTAGCTGATAAAAGAGTTTCTGTCGTGTTTGTTAGGTTATCTAATATTGCCATAATTTTTCACTCTCCTATTTTTTGTTTTTGAAAGCCATTACTTCATCCCATCTCGCCGCAACTTCTTTTGGTGTAGCATTAGCTAACCATTCAGCACTAATAACGTTTTCGTCTTTAGCTGAGTGTTGAGTTACATCTGGAATAACAGTATCGTCATTCTTTTTATTTTGAGCGTCTATTTCGGCTTGTTCTTTTTTCATTTTTAATTCATGTTTTAAGAACGCTTCGGTCATGCTCTTACCGTTTTCATATTGTTCCCAAACTTCGTTAGGAATGTCTTCGGCAGTAATGTCTTTGTCATAAAATTCCTTTTGGAAATCAATAAAGTCCATTAAATCCTGCTCTCTTTTTAATTTGGCTTGTTCGTCTTTGTCCTTTTGAGTATAAGTATTATCTCTTTTTTCAAGTTCATAAAACTTTTTAGCTCTCTCTAGGTCTTCCCCAAAACCATTGTCTTTAGCATATTGAGATAGTTCATCTTGATAAAGTTGACCTTTCAATTCTGCTACAGCTTCTTCTTGACTTAATCCATATCTGTCAGCAAATGCTTTGATAACATTTTTAGATGGGTCATTTGAAGCCTCATCGTACTTAGCTTTAATTCTGTCGTAATCAGCACCCTTGTTTAAAAGTGATTGTTGCTTTTCTAATGAATCAACAACTATCTCCTCATCCATATGCTTAATTGTATAAGTATCAAATGTAGGTGTGTTATCTGTTTCTGTAGGTTGGTCTATCACTACTTCCTCAGTAACTGGTGCTGTGTTTTCCACAGGCTCTTGTACGTTTTGTAAATTTTCCATAATAAATTCCTTTCCCATACATTGGTCTACGTATGTAGCATTGGTCTATGCTTATTTTATTTTTATTATAGTTATATTATACCAAATATTCTGAATATTGTCAACTCTTTCTCCAGAATATTCAGATAATTATTCCATTACCATTATTCTTTCAAATTCTTCTTGGAACTCTACTGGCAGTTGCTCTATGAATAATGCTACTTTTTCAAATTCAGCATCTCTCTCAGCATCGCCTTCTCCAGTTATTTTAGATTTAAGTGAGTTTATTAACTCTCTCTTCTTAGGTATTTTACCTTCTGGTAATCTTTCTAAGTAATCAATAACATCAATTAATCCAGCTGTTAATAAGTTATCTAAGATAGCTTTATCATCAAGCTCTGAGAAATATGAACTTGGTCCAATATCTACTTTAACTTTAATTTCCTTATCTAAGATAGGTTTTAAATCAAGAGTTTCTGTATATTGGTTACCATCATCATCTGTTAATGTTAATTCCACAGGTATCTTACCATATTTATTCTTTAAGAAGTCAATCCAAATATATGCATTTTGTTCCATAAAGTTATATAGTGCACCTTTTTGATTTTCATAAGGAATTGATGCTTGTTGTGTAACTTGTACAATCGCAGATTTATTTTCTGGAGCAACGTTACCTAAAACAACTTCATTTCCTCCTAGAGCCTCAATAGTAATCTTAGCTACCATTTGTATTAAGTCAACAATACTATTAGGTAATTGCCCTGAATTAATAACTTTAATAGCATCATTTACTGGTCCTGATACTGATATAGAACCTGAAACAGTATTAGCTATACCATTAATTCTAGTGTTGTCATATGCTACTTTTGGTGATGCATTATTCATCATACCAATCATAACTATTGCTAATGCTTTGTTAATGAAAACTTGATTTGGAATATAACCAGTCATTGGTGATTGACCATGATAACTGTCATTTCTTGTTTCCCAGTTTTCCCAAGCTACAGGATATTGAGTTAATCCCGTATCTTTATCTTTATAAATATCACAGTCTCTTGTAGACTTACTTTGTTTAATAGTTTTAGTCTCTAAGTCATACTCTAATTTTATAATATATGTAGCTTTAGCATTATCACTTGTTGTTTTTAATTCAACTAATGCTCTGTCACTCGATTGAGTTTCAGCAGGTACAGAATCTGGTTGGATTCTTTTTTTCTTTAATTCTAAATCTTCTTTAGGACCTCTTTTATTTTCTTTCCAATCTTGTTCTAATTCCATTCTTAAATTTCTAACTGTATCTCTTCCTTCTAATAGTATGTAAGGTTGAGTTGGAATACCTCTACCATTTACCTCTCTAGTATTAGGATTACCAAATAATACTTTAGCTCCATAAATTCTCTTTGTAACAAAGTCTCCTTTAACTTTACCATTTTTAATATTTGGGTCCCACATAGTGAATGAAGCAAAATCTCCAGTTATAACAGCGTCATTTAATACTTCTGAAATAATTTGGTCCATCTTACAATCTTCCATATGTTGGTTAATTTTCTTATGAAGAACTTCTAGTGTTTTTGCTATTAATTGCTCTTCATTGCTCATGTCTTCTTTTGATTTACTTAAATCAACACCTTCTGCTGTAAATTTAACTGCTATAGCAGATGTTTTAAGATAAGCTCTTATAAAAGCAAATACTCTTTTAAAAATATTAAATTGTGGTGTCGGTAAACCTTTTGAATCTACACCATACCATTGGTCTCCACTAAGGAATCTCTCATTAATCTTTGAATTTCTATAATATGATATATTTTGATTATATTCGATACCTTGTCTATATTCATTCCATATATCCGTGTAACCATTTTTGTTCTTATTAGCCATAACTTTCCTCCTTTTTATTTTTTACTAACAACATTAAAAACTTCACCGTCGAAATTTAAAATGCTAGTCAATCCATCATTAAATTTTTTCTGTCCATCTATTCTTGATTTGTAATCTTCTTTACTTAATAAATCCATTTCTCTGTAACCTTCTAATTGTTTTTCTAAATTTTCTGAATATTCTAATAATTCTGAAATCTTATTATTTTTATCTGATATTGTCATTTTTAAATCATTATAATTATTAAATACGACATATCCAACATATAATATAGATACAAAACCTACTCCTAATAAAAATTCTACCATTTCATAAAACCTCCTATGTCTCCTATACCATATACGTTTTGGTCAGGTTCTTTGTGTAATATTCTTCCAAATGGGTCTGGTTTTGGTTTTGGTCTTGCCAACTCTGCTGTTTGATACATTAGTCTGTATACAGCTTGTGTAAAGGCATCAACCATATCATCATTTTTACCATTAGGGAATGATTTACATTCTTCCACAAAATCATAAGTTAATAAGTGGTCCTCTGGTATATAAATATTTCCACCTTCTACAGCACCCAATATAGCTTGTGTTCTTGAAACCTTACCGTCTTTTGGTACTACTGGTATGATTCCTGTGATGGTTCTTCTAAGTACATCAATTACTGGTTGACCCGCAGCCTTTGCTTCAATTAGAGTCTGCTGTGGCTTCCAGTGATTGTGCATCATCCTTATATTTGATACCATCTGTGTAAAGTTCCAGTGTCCTCTAGTTATATCTAACATATAGAAATCTGGTCCTATCTTACCCCAAGCTTGAATTACAGTCCAGTCATTATCTTCTCCATCTTTTAATGCTGTATCAACAGACAAAATCAATACTGGGAATTTCTCTGGTAAGTCTTCTTTCTTATAATAATTAAAGTGTTCTGCTTTTAATAAGTTACCTTCTGCTATAGATGGTTTCCCATTATATAAAGCCTCCCAACTCAATTTACCTTTCTTTTGTGTGTACATTCTTTTAGTTTCTTCTAGCCATTTAGCATCCTTACCTATCTCTGGGAAAAGTGGTTCTCCAACTTCTCTACCAAGAGGGTCATCTTCGTCAGCCTCTAAAGGTATATTAATAATCTCACATTGCTCTGGAACTATATCAATTATTCTACCTACTGGGTCATCTTCATGCCATCTAGTCATGATGAAGATTATCTTCCCATCGGCAGAAAGTCTTGTATTTACAGAGTCAAGTATTTCATCCCATACACTCTCTCTAGTTGTCTTAGAGTTTGCTTCCTGTCTATTTTTAATAGGGTCATCAATTATTATTAAATCAGCACCTTTACCAGTAATACCTGACATGATACCAAAACACATGATTGAACCTCCATAACCATTTATAAACATCTTATCGTTTCTTTTAGCTAATGGATTAAGGCTCACATTAAAGTGATGACCAAATCTTTCTATTTTATCTTTATTTTTTCTACCAAAGTCTGTAGCAAAATCACTGTTATATGCAGTCAAAATAACTCTTTTCTTTGGGTTTTTCATTACATACCATGCTGGAAAACTCTCTGTTACTGTCAATGACTTACCATGTTGTGGTGGCATTGATATAACCAAAAATTTCTTATCTCCAGCCATAAATTCCTCTAATTTGTGAGTCAAATACTGAGTGTGTTTTCCTACTACAAAACCGTCATGGCTCTCACGTAAAAAAGACAAGTAACTATCATTCATTGCACTTGCCAACTCAGCATCAATCATTTCAAGAAGGTCTTTAATTTCTTCATCTGATAGTGAGTTTAACTCAGCTATGTCATCCATTGAATTGATACGTATTTTATTTTCTCCTGTTATTTTAGATTCTTTGTACATTTTAACTCCTCCTACTTTCGAGATTACAGGGATTGAACCTGTCTAGCTAACCATAGTCTCTCGTTATGCGGGAGCCGAAGCCCCCTCGGAGTATAAAAATGAATAGTGTGCCCTATCTAGAGAGCACGCTCATTATTCAGCTTTAAATTTCATAAGTCCTTCTAAATCTAACTTATCTCTATTATCTAATATTTCTACCATTTTCTTCATTACAGTATTTTTTATAATGTCACCATTCTCGTCTTTAACTGTAACTTGACCACAGCTTTCACACATTAGCATTGGTAACTCTTCTACCTTTATTAAAGTTCCATCTCCCATTTCTACGAGCATATCATTATATATTTCTAATGCATCTTCTCCACAGTGTGGGCATGGAAAGTAATTTCCGTTTGTTAATTCCTTCATGTTAATTCCTCCTTTTCTTTATTATATCACAATATTCTGAAAATTGCAACTATAAATTTAATGGGTTCTCATCCTGATGTGTAATGATACCCAACTTCTTTAAAACTTCTGATTTTAATTGGTCTGACGTATATTCTGAATACTTATTCTCAACAACAATCTTAGTTTCTTCTTTATAGTTGTCATGTTCTTCGCCTTTAAATGCTTGTTGTAATCTCCATATATGAGCTTTATAATCTTTACTAGCATCAATCATACCTAATTGAGTTTCTTCAAATTTGTTTAGACCCATATGATAGTTAATATAAAACTGACCATATAAATCCATATATGCAACTTCACCATCTTCATAATCTTGAACATTTTCTAGACCACGTCTTAACCATTTATTAAGAGTTGTTGGCAATACGCCTATAGCCGTAGCTATGTTTCTCTTAGGTAAACCGTTAGAAGTCCAATCTTCAACACTATCAAGTATATGTTTAGTCAATTTATGTGTGTATTTGATTTCTTCTTGTGGTACTATTTCAGCTTCAACTTTCTCAATTACTTCTTCATTCTTTAAATTATCTAATATACTCATATTACCATCCTTTCTTTTATTTTTAGTACAAGTGGCAGGGCTCGAACCTACGACCTCTAGTTCCCAAAACTAGCGTTCTTCCAAACTGAACTACACCTGTATATTGCGGGAGAGGGATTTGAACCCTCGGCTACGAGCTTATGAGACTTGTCTGCTACCTAACTGCATCATCCCGCTATAAACACACCCTCAAGGATTTGAACCTCAACTAACGGTTTTGGAGACCGCTGTACTGCCAATTATACTAAAGGTGCATAGCCCCGAAGGGCGTTAATTATTTCTTATATTCTATTACTAACTCATATTTCCCTAGTTGAATACTAAAGTCCATCTCATACTTACTCCACACATTGAACATTATTGCTATTGAAAATGCAGTGTACTTATCAAATGTTATTGTTATCTTGCCCAATTTCTTCATAATTTTCTTCATTGTCGTCAGCTCCTCCTAAATAAAATATTAAATCACTCATTATAGCGTCCATATTGACATTGCCTAATTGACCTCTAACTATAAACTGAGTATCATATGTAACGCTAATTCTCACGTTACTCCCAGCAGTTGTCAGGTCTATCTCACATAACCCGTCTTCCCACTCCTCAGTGTGCACCCAATCAATATATGGTAGGTTAATCAAAAAATTACTGATGTCAGTGAACTTTCTTTTTAACTCTTGTTCTACCACAAATTTTGCTTGTAATGTATTTTCTAAAATCTCCGCTCTATTCATCTTTATCTCCTCCTTTGTATATATTATAGCACTATTCTGACTATTTGTCAATAGGCAACAAAAAAGACGCTTCCCCACAAACGTCTTAGTGTTTCCTGTATTTAAACAGGAGGTAAAATATAATGATTTATTCATCTATAGTATAACATGATTATTGGTGTTTGTCAATAGGCAGTGTTGTTTCTTTTGGGAAGGGAATGTAACTTTTAAAATTTGTCGGTTCTAAGTGGTGCCTTACTTACAGACCCCCACCCCCCAAAAAGATTTTTCACAATTCCCAATTCTCTGAATAGTCTGAATACTATCCCCACTGGCTATACCCCCTCATTTTCCATCGAACATACGTTCCCACACTGCACCACTTCACGCTGGGAGGTTTTCACTTCTACACCAGTTAACATTTATGTAACAATTGTTAATACTTTTGTAACATCTTATACACCACCAGTTAATATCTATCTGATATACTTTATATATAGTAATAAAAGAAATAAATTAATTGTACATTCGTTTGACAAGGTAACGTATATGTGCTATAATAAGTTAACAGTTAAATACCACCAGTAAAACATTTGTTCCTCCGTTGAGTCGGTTAAGGGTGTGAATACATTTAACAAATAACAAGTAAATAACAGCAACATCAATAAATACCAGCGTTACGGGCACTTTGACAACATTAATAAATCGGCTTAAATTGTCACAATTGTCAGATAATTCAGAATACTTATTATTTTACGTTTTTTTACTGTTTTTTTACGATTACTATTTTGAAAACGTAAAATTCTGACAATTTAGCAAACACTGATGAATAAAGGGCTACAGACGATAAAAATACAAAGCGTAACATATGTTACATAAAAATGAAAACCCTATGTTTAAAGGGGTTCCAGCAATCTTTTTACTATTTTACTGTTTTTAAAATCTAAAACTTTATATATACTATATATTTATATATTATACTATATATTACACTATTATATTCTATATATCTTTTTACATTAAAAAAAGTATATAAAACAGTAAAAAACAGCTATAAACCCTATGGTTACAACGTTCTTAAAGTTTTTGTACGTTCACATCACAAGGTAAAAGACAGCACTCTAAGATAGACCAGTAAAGGGCTAGAGCGATTTTAGAAAACGTAAAAAAAACCGTAAAATTTTACGTTTACTCATTAATAGAATATTCTGACAACTTTGACAATTTAGAAAGGAGAGTGGAGAAGATGTTAACAATAAATGAAAAACTTAAAGAATTTGCAAATGAAAACAACGATGAATTA